CTTTCTATGTACTTAAAAATGCCATTTAGCAAAAATGACCAAAGGTTTACCAATGATTATATAACTGGGTTTCCAGATATTATTGATAATGATAGAATAATAGATATTAAGTCTAGTTATGATCTTTGGACATTTATTGGTAATATACCAGATAAATTAGATAGTTTATACTATTGGCAAATGCAATCATATATGTGGTTAACTGGAGCAACTAGTGCTGTTATTGCTTATTGTTTAGTTAATACACCAGAAAGCATTATTGAACAAGAAAAATATTATTTGCTTAAAAAAATGGATGTTATTTCAGAAGAAAGTCCTGAGTATGTAAAAGAAGCAATGAAAATAGAGTTTAACATGTCTTTTGATGATATTTCTATTAATGAAAGAGTATTAATGTTTAATGTTAAAAGAAATGAAGATGATATATTAAGAATTCAACAAAAAGTAGAAAAAGCAAGAGAGTTTTTAAGAGAATTAGAACAAACACATTTAAACTTTAATAAATAATGACACATGGAAGTTTATTCAGTGGGATTGGTGGATTTGATTTGGCAGCAGAATGGATGGGATGGGAAAATATATTTCATTGTGAGTGGAATCCATTTGGACAAAAAGTTTTAAAACATCATTTCCCAAATTCAATAAGTTATAATGACATTACTAAAACAGACTTCTCTATTCACAAAGGAAACATTGACATCATTACAGGAGGATTCCCATGCCAACCATACTCAACAGCAGGGAAACGAAAAGGGAAAGCCGATGAAAGACATCTCTTTCCTGAAATGCTACGAGTTATTAAAGAAATACAACCCAAATGGATTATTGGGGAAAACGTTCGTGGACTTGTTAGTTGGGGGGGGGATTGGTATTCGAAGAGGTGTGTGCTGACTTGGAAGGGCAAGATTATGAAGTACAATCGTTTATTATTCCTGCTGCAAGTGTCAACGCACCGCACAGAAGGGATAGAATCTGGTTTATTGCTCACTCCAACAACAAGGGAAGAGGTGCAAGACTTAGAGAAGTTTCAAAAGAGAATGGAGAAATACCCGAATGGGACAACAATGCCAAATCTAGCAACTCAAGTAATGAATTTACTACCAACTCCTTCAGCATTCGATTGGAACACAGCTCAAAGACAAGAGAAATACAAAATTCGGAAGGAAGTTCAGAAACAAAAAGGGATAAGCCTTCATTATCCACTAAAACAAATGGTAATGGATATAAATCCAAGTGGAAAAACTTCCCAACTATCTCCCCAATTTGTTCTGGAAATGATGGGATTCCCAAAAAACTGGACGGAATTACCTTTTCAAAATGGAGACAAGAATCAATAAAAGCAGCAGGAAATGCAATAGTTCCACAAGTAGCTTATGAAATTTTTAAAACAATAAAAAAAATGGAACTAAATGAATCAAGAAGTTAATAATGGTGCTAATATAATAAATGCCATACAAAATATGAAAATGGCACAAGAACAATTTTTAGATTTTACAAGACAATATCCACACTCTGCTGGTTCTAGATTATTTAAAAAATATTCAGATAAAATAGATTGGATATTTTCTGATATTATAACGCACCCATTTTTAACAAAAGAAGTTAGAGAGGGAATTAAAACAGAAATAAAAAGTGATGTTTTTGCAGTACCAGCTATTATAGAAAAAATAGCATTATTAACTCCAGATCAAAGAGAAATGATAGAAGATACTTTAGATGCTATTTTAAATGGAGAAGAAGTAAAAATAGTAGATATTAAAGAAATAAAATAAAATTATGGCAAAGAAAAAAGCAAATATACCACAAGAAGCTAAACCATATACAGAAGGTTGTGATTTCTGTATGCAATTTGATTATGATGATATTCATGTAATAGGAGCAAGTCCTGATGAACATGCAGCAATTGAATTAATTATTAAAGCATATCAAGATGCAGGTGTAACATTTGTATGTCCAAATACAGGTAAAAAATTAAGAATATTTGCTAGACCATTATCAGATGCAGGTAAAAAAATATTAGAAGATCAATCTAAAACATAAGGTTTGTCCATTTAAAACCATTTAGGTTATGCATAGCCAATGGTGTCCTTTAAAAATGGTCTCTATGCTGGTTGGTGTAATTGGCAACACTACAGATTTTGATTCTGTCATTTAAGGTTCAAATCCTTAACCAGTAACAAAAAAAATAAAAAATATGATATATATAATAATACTTATACTAATGGCAATAGCAGCATGGATTGGATATGAAATGAATAATTTCCCAATTGATGATGATGATGATTAAATAAAAACCCCCAAGTAAAAACTTAGGGGTACAATTCTAACTAAAACTATATGAAAAAAACAAACCTATGAGACGTAATCATTATTTTTCATTGATTGCAAATAATTTGTATCATTTTTTGCTAAATTATTCATTAAATATAATAAATCACTATCTTTAAATGTACTTCTTAATCTATCTATTATTAATCCAGGTTTTTTAGGAGGTGCTACATTTGGCAAATCTCCCTTTTTTAAACTTCTTTCACTTGGTAATGTTTGTTGTGTAGTACCTGCTTGCCAACCACGCTGCCATCTTGGTGTATTTACTTCTCCTAACTTATATAATTTATCTAACATTTCAGGAGTAAATGATCCTGGTTTATTTTCAGCTGCATCCCAAATACCATATTTAGCAGCTAAATATCTTAAAGCCATTATATCAGCTCTTTGTTCTGTTACAAGATCATCATGTGCACCATTAACAGATCTATGCGCTTCACGAGTTGTCCAATCCTTTAAATTAGATAATCTATAATCACCAGTAGTTGGGAAATTATACATTGGTGTCCCATCGGAATAACGAGGTATATTTTCGCTTGCTCTTTCTATCATATATTTTGCATCATTCTTCCTATTAGGACCTGTACTTCTAGCATTGTTCCTATCAAGCATTATAAATAAATTCCTAGGTTGATGTGCAAGTATTTCTTGGTCATTATAATGACCTACTTCATGAGCTAATGCGGAAGATCTTGATTGATTTTCATAAAAGTTTGGATCACCCATATTAATATTTCTATCAATTAATTGAGTTATTTTTTGTCTGCCTGATGGGTATTGATCATCAAAAGTATATGTTAAATTATTTATTCCTTCTAATGTTTGTTTACTTACAGCATCTGATTGATTTGGGAAACCTCCATTACCTTGATCATATAATTGTTGTTTGAAAAAAGGAGATTTATAATATTTATTATACCAGTCAATTATTTGCTGTTTATCAGGAGCTTGATTTCTTTTTTCTCTAGGGTCTGGTTTTGAAACTTTCATTTGAAACAATGCCATGATATATTATTTTAAACTAAGTAAAAAAAGTGTTTCTGCATACAATTGAGATATTTCATCAATTTGATTTTGAATCCAAGTTTCTTGATAAACACTTTTTCTTTCTTTTTCAATAGTATTATAAACAGTTTTAAAATATTTAATTACTTGTTCTACATTTTTATAATCTACTGGGCTATCAAGTTCATAATGAGTTGGTCTATCATAAATACCACTTACACTTTCTACTAAACCATCAGTTAATTCAACTATTTCATTATAAAAATTATTTAATGCTTCATGAACAGCACGAGAATCAGTTTGATGATGCCAAACCACTGATTGTTCAAAAGAATCTTTTAAATAAGATACTAAATAAGAAAATTTTTCACTAGACATATAATTTATTTTATTTTTATTTAATATTCTATTACTGAACCTATTTTTGGTGCAGGCCCTGTATTGCCAGTTTGTTTCCACCATTTATAATATTGCTCATCAGTCATTGGTCCTCCGTATTTTGTTCCTCCAGGATTTTCTTTTTGATACTTTTTTAACATTCTTCTATCTAATCCACGTTGTATTTGTCTTACTAAATTATACCAATGAGGAGCATGACCTTGTTCATCATATCCACCTAAACCACCCCAAGCTTCTGGTGTTCCCCATGCACTCCATTCGGGTCTTTTAACTACATATCTGCCATGTTTTTCATTTTCATTTACTAATTTTTGTTCTAAAGGTGTAGTAATTGGAGTAACAACTGGATTTGGTTTTAATCTAACTTCATCATTACTTATATTTATTAATGGTTGTCTTGGAGTTAAATTTTCTTTTTCCAATAAAATAGGTTCTCCCATAGGTAATTTTGGTCTAAACATCATCATGTCAAGTGTTCTTGCTCCAAGCATATTATCTGCATATGTTCCAGCTCTTGGTTTGCCATATTTAGCTTCCATTGCTTTTATAGCATCTCTTCCTTCTGGTGTTTTCATTAACATATCATATTGAGCTTGTTGGAATTCTCTATTTGATGTAGTTGGAAGATTATATTTTCTAGCATACTCTATTAAATCATCTGGTGTTAAACCACCTGAAGAAAAAGAATTACTTAAACCAGTAGGAGTTTTTTCTTTACTTTCATAAAGAGTTAAACCTGTACCTGGTACTTTTCTCATTGAACGAATTCCTACTGGCATATTATTTGTTTTTTATGTTTATAATATTTTGTGCTAATTTACGATTTTTTATGTGTATTGGCAAAATTTCTAGCGGCTTCAACACTACCAAATCCCCAGGCTTTAAGTGCTAATGCCTTACGAGTAGGTTCACCATTAGGTTTTTTCATAGCTCCCATCATACCTGAGAATCTAGCTGCAAATGCAACTCTTCTAGGATTAGTACCTGATTTAACTGGTGCTTTAAGATGACCACCATGAGCATGATTATAAGAATCACGACCTTTTTGGTTTAACCCACCTTCAGGATTTTTACCTTCTTTTTTCTGCCAAGCTTCTGACATAATTATTTTTTTTCTTGTGCTTTAATTTTCTTTTCTTGTTTTAACATTTCTGCAGTAGGCTTTTTACCTGAGCCAGCAGCTGCACGAATATTATCCCATAAACCACGTGGAGAATACGAACCATTAGCTCGCTTCATCATTTTTAATTTACTTTTCATACGCTAATTTACGAATTATCTGTGGCAAAAAGCACCACAACTAGTATCTTTCTTTAAAGATTTATATAATTTCTCTATATCTGGAAACATCATTTTCTCCCTTTCGCAATCTACCATTAAATCTCTAAGCCTTTTACCATTCCCCATTATAGAATAAAATTTCTTTCTTTTGTCTTGTATTTTCTCCTCAAATTCTACCATTTCCATAAATTCTGAATTATTTAAATGATACATAGCTTTATATTCTTTTTCAGACTTAAAAAAGCACATTCTACATCCACCTCTTAACATATACACAGGGAAATTTGGGTGCATACCATTTTTTCTAAGTATTTCCTCACAATCATCTCGATCGTAACCATCTTCAATCAATGGATAGGTATATTTAACATTTGGCATTGCTTCTAAACTTCCAGTTCTACCTTGTTCATCATAATTAAAACCAATCATTAACTCACATTCTCCTTGTTCTTTTAAATACTTATCTATTGGTGCAGCTTTAAAGTAATTAGTACAAAATCTCATCTGTTGGCTAGGCATGACCTTACAAGCTACTATAAGATTCTCAAGACTAGTATATAATTGTTTTTTATACAATTTCCCCCCCCTATTCTAACTAAGCTAAAATCGTTTTTATGGTACTCTTTTAGGTACTCTTCAACCTTATTTATTCTGTTATACATTTCTTTATGCTCTGCACCTGTATCACACCAAATAGCTGTTGCACCTTTACCATAAAGTAAACACATAGTAGTAGATTCAACTCCTCCACTAAAACTTATAAATTTTTTCATATTTTATTAATTTACGAATTTTTTAAAAACCAAGCTAAAGTTCCTTCTTTTGGCTCATTTTTGGCATCTTGTTTATTTGAAACTATTGACGCCTTTTGATTAATATCCTCTAATTTTGAGGCATTAATTTCATAAGGAGGCATATTTTTAAATGGTGCTCCTCTTTTTATTTCTCTAGAACCATAATTGTCCATTAAATAATTTACTACTTGCTGAACAGATGTCAAATTCTGCTCTTTTTGAATTATATCCAACTTATCTAAGTCAAATCTAACTCCAATTGGTTTGCTTTTTGCCATAATTTTAAATTGTAGCTACAAAATTAGGAAAAAATTTGAAATGTAGCTACAAAAATTAAATTAATTATTTCAAAATGTAGCCCCCAATCCCCCCCCTAATCCCCCCAACATACAAAGAAATAAAGAGAAGCGACCACCACAAACAAAACAAAACGCAACCAATTGCAAGAGAAAAACCACCAACCCAAAACCCCCGAAACCCTCACCACCACCACCACACAAAACAAAGGCAAGGGCAAAACCTAAAAACGAGGTACACAGTTAAGGGAATGCGAGACCCCGAAGA